ACCGCCGCGAGGCCGATGCCGCCCGCGGCACCAAGACCTACGAGATCGTCTCAAGCCAGAGCCCATCCAAGGTCTCCGACCCCGCGACCGAGGATGGGCGCAGCCGCATCCAGGCCACGCTCGATGCGCTCGCCGGCGTCTTCATCGGCGAAGTGGCCCGCTATCGCGGCGTGACGGAAGAGACGGTCCTGAGCCAGTTCGGACAGGGTGGCGTGCTCGTGGGCGCCGATGCAGTGAGCGCTGGCCTTGCGGATCGCATGGCCAGCTACGAAGCCGTGCTCGCGGGTCTCGCGAGCCGTCCCCCGCGTTCCAGTGCGACCTATCGCCCGGGCGCAACCCACACCCAGGAGTCCCGCATGGAAAGGCTCACCGCGGAGCAGCTCGCTGCGGAGTACCCCGATTTCGTGGCGGCATGCCGCGCGGAGGGGGCCACCGCCGAGCGCGATCGCATCACGGCGATTGAATCGCTGCCGCACGCTGGCCACGAGGCGCTCGTCGCCGCGGCCAAGAAGGACCCGACGCTCACCGCTGGCCATGTGGCGCAGCAGATCCTCGCTGCGGAGCAGACGACCCGCGCGGCACGGCTGGCCTCGTTGAAGGGTGCCGAGGCGAAGGATGAGCAGCCGACGGCAGCACCGACCCCGAACGGGGCGGAAGGCGAGCAGGACCCCCGCGCGCAGGGCCGCGCCGCGGCGCAGCTGCACCGCCAGTACACCACTTCCACCAAGGGGACCTGACCCATGCCCGCGTCCTTCGCCACCAGCACGAGCACCCCGGACCGCCTCATCGCCGGGGACATGCCGCTGGTCATCCGCAAGATCACCGTCATCTCGGGCCAGAACGTGGTCCGCGGCACGGTGCTCGGGAAGATCACGGCCAGCAGCAAGTACAACAAGAGCCTCTCCGCCGCCGGCGACGGCTCGCAGACGCCCGACCTCATCCTCGCGGAAGACTGCGATGCGAGCGGTGGCGACAAGACGGCCCTGGCGTACGCCACGGGCATCTTCGCGCAGGAAGCGCTCACCCTCGGCACGGCACACACCGCGGACTCGATCCGCGAGGGGCTCCGTGGCAAGGGCATCCACATCATCCCGACTGCGGGGGCCTGATCCATGGCGGACAACTTCAGCACCAACTTCATGCTCGGGGTGATCGAGGACCTCAAGGTCTCCGGGAACTCCCTGCTCCAGACGTTCTTCCCCTCGATCGTCACCGAGACGTCCGAGGAGATCCACTTCGACGTCGACGATGCGCGTCGTCGGGTGGCCCCGTTCGTCTCGCCGCTCGTGCCGGGCCGGGTGGTCCAGGGCCGTGGCCAGAAGACGAGCACCTTCAAGCCGGCCTACGTGAAGGACAAGCGGGTCTTCGATCCGAGCCGCGCGCTGAAGCGCGCGATGGGCGAGACCATCGGCGGCGGGCAGTACTCGCCCGAGCAGCGGATGGAGATGCTCGTCGTCCAGGAGCTGAACGACCAGCTCAACATGCTCCGCCGGCGTCAGGAGCTGATGGCGCTCGAGGCGCTGAGCACCGGCACCGTCACCGTCGCTGGTGACGACTACCCGTCCGTCACGGTCGACTTCGGACGTGCCGCGGCCCTCTCGGTCACGGCGCTCACGTCCACCGCGCGCTGGGGCCAGTCGGCCGCGGATCCGTTGGCGAACCTGATGGCCTGGGCGCTCCTCGTCCAGCAGTCCTCGGGCGTGCTGCCGCGCAAGGTCATCCTCGACCCTGAGACGGCTGCGGCGATGCTGAAGAACGCCGACGTCCAGAAGGAGATCGACTACCGCTGGGTCGACAACGCGCGCCTCGCGATCGACCTCTCGGACAACGAGGGCCTGCAGCCGATCGGGAAGATCCGCGGCTTCGAGCTCTGGGTCTACACCGGGTGGTACGTCGACCCGGCCGACGACACCGAGAAGCGCATCCTCACGGCCGGTCGCGTCATCATGGCGTCGCCCGCGGTCGAGGGCATCCAGGCGTTCGGAGCCATCAAGGATCACGACAGCCTGCAGGCGGTCCCCTACTTCCCGAAGTCGTGGAAGCAGGACGACCCGTCGGTGCGGTTCCTGATGCTGCAGTCGGCGCCGCTCGTGGTGCCGACCCGGCCGAACGCCACGCTCGGCGTGAACGTGCTCTGATGTTCCCGACCGACACGGCGCTCGTCTTCGAGGAGCTCGGCCGCATGGGCCTCCTCGCGACCGTCCAGGTCGAACGGCTGGTGGCCACGGGCACGAACGCCCGTGGTCGCCGGACCGAGAGCGTCGTGCCGGTCGGCAGCCCCATCGCGGTCTTCGTCGGGAACGCGAGCGAAGCGCTGCTCGTCGCGCCCTACGGAGACCGCACCGTTTCCGGGATGGTGGCCTACTGCCCTCCCGAGACGGACATCGAAGTGGATGACCAGCTCCTGGTCCTCAGCGGCCGGCGGAAGAACTCCCGATTCCGGGTGCTCGACCTCCCGATCGGCGAGGGGCCGGTGGCTCCCGTTACGGCGTCCCTTGAGCTGATGCCGAGGGCGGCATGATCGCCCAGGGATTCCGGAACCTCGACCGCGTCGCGAAGCAGCTCGAGCGCGTGCGGATCGACGTCGAGGGCGGGAAGGACAAGGCCAACCGCGCCGCCGCGGCCATCCTCCGGAACAAGATCCGGGCGGAGCTGCGGAAGCCCGGCAGCGGGAAGGAGTACCGGTCGCGGGCCTCCCGCACGAACAAGGCGCTCGTGGCCGACATCCAGAAGCTCGGCGGCGAAATCCGCGGACGACTGACGAAGCGCCAGCTGAAGGCCAAGCAACGCGCCCTTCGCTCGTCGATCGGCCGCCTGCAGAAGGGGCTCGATCGCGCTGGCACGATGCACCGGGCCTCAGCGCCGGGTGAAGCGCCGGCGCCTGACGTCGGCCTGCTGCCCCAGGGGGTCAAGGTCGGCGTCGTCGACGGCACCCTCCGGGTCGGCGTCGGCGGCGAGTGGCAGGGATGGCTCGCGCTGCACGAGGGCCGCGGTCGCCTGAAGGGCCGTCGCCCCTACATGGAGCTCGGCCTCGCGCGTGCCCTGCCGGACATGAAAGACCGAGTCGCCGCCGTGCTGATCGAGATCCAGCCGGGCGAGGCGTCCAATGGCTGACGCGACGTCGCCGCTCATGGTCGCGATCCTCGCGATCCTGAATGCCGATCCGACGGTGCAGGCGCTGTGTGGCCGCACCGACCGGTGCGCGATCGCGTGGGGCGATCTCGATCTCAACACCGACAAGCTGCCCATCCTCGTGGTCGAGGACAACGGCGAGGGTGGGTCGTTCCTTGAAGACTCTGCCGGCGTGAACGTCGTCGGCGCCGCGTTCGCCAGCGGCGCCGATGCATACACCATGACCGGGGCGCTGCTGGCGGCGGTCGAGGCCGCCGTGACCACCACCGCCCTGATGAACCAGAACATTGACGCGTCGGTCGATCCGACGAGTCAGCCCTGGCCGAAGGACCCAGTCCCGCTCCGCGATGAGGGGATTCCGGACCTCGCCCAGCGCACGATCGCGATGGCCTTCCTGATCACTCCGTGAGGTGACCCGTGGCACTCAACAGCCTGAAGAACAAGATCCTGAGCCGTCCGGTGGCGGCCTACCTCGTCGTCGACAAGCTGTCGTCGCCCGCGACCACCACGCTGGCGAGTGCCGCGGCAGCCGGCGCGACCACGGTGACCCTGACGTCCGCGACGGGATTCGCGGCCGGCAAGGCGTTCCGCATCGGCGCCGGCGAATACACCGAGCCGTGCGTCGAGAGCGGCGCGCCGGCGGGGGCGGTGATCACCCTGAGCCGTCCCCTGCTCCGCGACCACGAGGCCGGTGAGCCGGTCGTCGAGTCGACGGTCTACGACCTGGGGGCGCTGAGCGGCGCAGCGGCGCTGACGGTTCGCGGCGAATCGACCGACGTCGAGGTCGAGCAGAACCGCCTCATCTACGCCACGGTCAACGGCTTCCTCGACATCGAAGCCACCCTCGCGATGGTCGGCATCACACCGTACACCTTCGCGATCGGCCTCGGCATTCCGCTCTCGAAGGTGCGCGGCG